CACAGTCTCCATAGCATCGTGCAAAGTCTCAACTAGAGGCTGACCTGCAAGATTAAAGCTTGTGTTGAACAAGATAGGAACACCAGTGATCTTATCAAACTCTTTTATCAAAGCATGGTAGTTAGAGTTCTGTTCTTTAGTTACAGTCTGAATACGACATGTACCATCTACGTGTGTGATTGCAGGAACTTCACCATGCTTCTCAGTCTTAAAGTCCATAGCATACATCATGTATGGTGACTCTTCTAGACCACGAGTTTCAAACCACTCCTCAAAGTTTTCCTGTAGCATTGAACCTGCAAAAGGTCTGAACCACTCTCTTCCTTTGACTGTGTTTACAAAGTCTTTACCTTTAGGATCTGTGGGATCATAGAGGATAGAACGATTACCTAGTGCTCGTGGTCCTGCTTCAGAACGTCCTTGGAATAGAGCTACAATGTTTTTGTCTGCTATTAGCTTTGCTACATCAGCAGCTTTTACATCTTTAGTTTCTATATCACCAAAGTCATATTCTTCTTTACGTTCAGGACCAAGATAAAGAGTAGTCATAGGACGTACAGTCTTATCTTCTTTGTTCTGGTCATAGTGTATCAACTTAGCTAATCCTATTGTTGTACCTCCATCGTGAGAGATAGGATCAACAAAGATATTAAGATCAGGAAACCTTTCCTTGTAGTAATAGTTAGCTACACAATTGAGACCATAACCACCTGCAATAACAATATTAGTGTGTCCTGTTTTATCTACAGCCTTTTCAATCAAATCACCAACAAGAGTTTGTGTTTCGTCTTGAACAGCCCAAGCTAAATCTTTAGCTGCATCTGTTACTTTTGTGTGGTCAGTATGCCAAGCTTTAGGATCTTCTTTTAGTTCCAATAGAGGATGTCGTGAGTGATCTACAAAAGCACCTGCAGGATAGTTAGGTACAAACACATTCTTGTTACCCCTACCATTATAGAATAGGCTAGGTATAAACTCGTTTTCTTTTCCATAGGGAGCAAGACCCATAGTCTTACCTGCTTCTATGTAACCAAAACCAAGATAGTGTGAAACAGCTTCGTATGCTTTAACTATTGTTATAGCACTGTCCATTTCTATGTCCTCAGAAACTACACGTTGAGTATCGTAGTTACCCCCATAAGAAGCAAAGACAGGCTTTATACCTTCCTCATAATCGCAGTTAAAGATAGACTCTGTTTCAAAACCTAAGTTTTTAAAGTTTTCATTTACCTCTACTTCTCTTTGAGAACCAGACCCATCTACTATAACTGCTGCAGCTTGTTCAAACCCTGAGTTATAAAAAGCACCTGCTGCATGCCCTAAGTGGTGAGCACCACCAACGTTTATAGTTTGTAGCTTAGGGTTAAACTTCCTCAAGAAACCAGAGTAAGGATCTTCTCCTGTCCAAGGTAATTGTGGAAACTGTTCTGATGTACCACCAAGAACAAGGATGTCTACACCATACTTTAGTGCTTCCATCATTCCTGCAAAAGGATTGCCATCATACTTGTTACGAGATAGGCGTTCCTCTTCAATGTAAAACTTTAAGTCACCATCTACAAGTAAAGCAGCAGCCCCATTGTGACCTGGATTGATTGCTAAAATATTCAATTTACTTCACCTTTTTTTCTATATCTTTTATGATGTTCGCATATATCTTATTTATTTCTTCATCATTAAAGTCCATAAGGCTTTCGTTCATACGATCAGCCAAGTGACCTTCAAGACCAGATATACGTATAGGTGAGTATTTCTTAGCATCATCCTTTTCAATAATGTTAAAATAATCTGGGTAAGTTGTGTTGATTGCAAAAGTAGAACCAACAATTACAGTTCCAGGTTTACCTAGTGCCTTTGCCATGTGCTGACCTACAGAATCTACTCCTATAAAATAATCAGCAGCATCTATAAAAGCAGTCCACATTCTCAGGTCAGCCTGTGGTTTTACTGTGTATGTATCCTCTTCCATGAAAAAGTTTTGCTCTGCCATTAACACAAGATTGTATTTTGCAGATAACTTCTTGACCAACTTTAAATAGGATTGGGGGTCAAGAGAACGAGATGACTCATCTACAATAGCACCAACAGGGTGTTTTTGTGCAGAACGTCCAAAAGGTTGAATAACAATAGTATGGTTTTTCTTTTGTTGGTTCTTAGTATCAAGAATCATTCCTGCAGCATTTAACTCTTCTGCTTTAGAAGTCTTCAAGATAGGATCTTGTAGATCAGAATGATCATTAGTGTTGTTAATAAGAACGTCAAAGGCTTCTGCCAAAGATAGTTCTTGTTTAAAATACCCTGGAACTCGATATGGTTCAGGAGATATTATTTCTTCAGCATGTTTTACTACATGATCAAAGATACCTTTTTGTTCAGGGTTAAATACTTTGTCTTGTAGTTCAGGAATACCCCAGTATAAAGTATCCCATCCATGTACGAGTATAGCAAAGTCATCATGTTTCTTTGCATATTTTAGGAAAGCAGGTATAGATGCAATAGCACGTCCTGCGCCCCCATCAATAAAAAATAGTTTTTTCACGAGTCTTCTTTCTTATTATTATTATTACCCATGAAGGGTGCTCGTTATTATAGTTTAACGTTAAACTAAATTCAAGAGGGTTTTGTAGGCCATTCTACAGCAAAAGGATTAGCAGAATCATCTGGAAGATCTCGTAGCAAAACTCTATAAGCTTTCCATTCTGTTACTTTTTCTTCTGTTAAACCTACATCAGCTAGTTGTGTCCAATCTGAATCAAGTAAGTAACCATCCCTAGTTTTTCTAATCTCACTCCACTTGGCTGCTCTTTTTTCTTCAAACACCACATCGTCTGCTGTAACAAAAACTGGATTGCTGTCAGCATCACGCCTTAGAATTGTAGCTCCTTCATAAACTTCAAGAGAGTCTTCAACCTGAAACACTTCATCAGCTTCATTAAAGTTGTCAACAACACGTCCATTCTGTACTGCTATAGCTTTCATTTTAATTTCCTTTATCTACAAGCATCATAAAAAGCATAAGACTTTAAATCTCGTGTAGCACCAGAAGACTGACATGTAATTATAGAAAAATTTGTCTGATCTATACAAGCACCTTTTAATAAGTTACACACAAAAGTATCTTCTAGTCTATACACAGTGCTAGTTTTCATTTTATAGACGTTAGCAGAGCTATCATAAGTCCAAGTATGAAGTGCTAGAGAAGAATTAAATCCTCCACAAGGATGACTGTGACTCATTATAAAACCAGTTGTAGGGGAAGTTAACTCAAAAGGATAAATGTTTTCATGACAAAAACATTTACTGTCGTTAACTGAAACACAGAAACAACAATTTTCTCTTATACAGATATGGTCACAATGCTTTATACAGTAGTTAGAATCTCTACATATTTTTGCTAAACCTATTTTATAAGAATTATTCTGAATAGAACCTTGTATAAAGTGTTCATTACAACAATCTATCCACTGTAGGTCACAAAAACCACAGCTACAACCTGCTGAACCATGACTTAAACCCCATCCTTTTCCATCACAGGTGTGTGCTCCACCAACCACACAAAAAGTATAACCATGTAAATTTTTTACTACGTCAACTTGTGCAGTTTGTCCAGATGTTCCTGGGGTAAATTGTAGTACTACAGCCCTGTTATCAGGATTACCATTACCTCCTGTATAGCCTTCGTAGACACAACAACACTGAGGATTAGCATGCCAACAACAAGCATCTACATAACAACACATAAGTCTTGCCATAGCTGTTCCACAGCCACACATATAGTTCCATCGTGCAGTTGATCCATCCCTACATCTGGGGTAGAAGATACAAAAACCACATTCATCGCAACGATAAGCTATATTCATACCAGAAAAATAACCTGATTTATTTCCACAACTTGCAAATATAGCATTAAAGTAGTGCACACAGTTAGGTCTAGTTGATTTACCTGTGGTTGCATCAACACACTTATAGAACATAGGGTTACACAGTCTAATGTAACCATTTTCCCTATTAGTATCACTACTAACACTCCTGCCATACTGTCGATGTGAAAATTGTCTGAGATAATTGTTCCACAAATCACATTGAGCAGCACCACAGTGTTGTGCTGATGTACAGCAAATTCCAGTACATTTGGTGCAAGCACAAGGGGAAGTTCCCCAACAAAGATGTATAAGTTCCCCACCACAAGCAGATCTAAAATTTGGAGCACAATTATTTTGAACTCTTTGTACATATAGAAAACAATCATGCACAAGAGCAAAAGACATTGAGTTATCTGAACTGTTAGATTCAAAACCTCTGCATTGTTTTGTGTAAGAAGGACAAATATACTCAGAACAAAATGCAGAACCTGTATACTGAACTATTTTTGCAAAAAATGCTTCATCGTTATTAGAATTACAGTATCTGTATTGATATATAAACCTACAAGGATCTCCTGAAAAAGTAAGTGTGCCTGATCGACAAGGCTCAACAAAAGAAGTAAGGTTACGACAACTAGCACTAGACGTTATTGTGTAAGGGGCCATGTGTTGACCATTGAGATTTGTTCCATTTAACGCACAAGGATTAAAGGCAGAAAAATGAAGTGTTCCTGATACTTGATAACAAGGAACATAAATCCAGACACACTCAGAGTTTATACAAGTCTGGGTTCCATCACTTCTAACAGCACCATGTAACCATTTGATAGAAGTAATCCTACACGTTTTTGTACCAAAAAAGTGATGGTAGTGTCGTGTTAGCTCAAAAACAGGACTAACTCTTGATTGATTTGCATTACCTGCTAGTAGTTCATTAGTCATAGTATCAGTGACTTCACACAAACAAGTTATTGCGCCTGTTACAGCACATATGTGCATTAGCCTTAATTTTTGACAGGCGTTTTCTCCAACTTTAGGAAGCATAGTAGCAAAGGTACTAAGGCAGTCAGTAACATAACCATAAGTATTATTATTTCTATTACATAAACAAGAGGTACACCAAGTTGTATCATTTTCACAATACAGACAAGCTGTACCTGTGCAAGATATTCCTACGTGTTGACCACTGCAAAGAAAACCTACTGCACCACCATGATAAAAAGATGTAAATGATTTAATACACAGACTTGTTTCCCCTGTAATGCAGCACTTTTGCACTGACATAGGCTCGTAAGATTTTGATGTTGTATTATATTTTGCAAATCCAGTAAATACACAGTTGCCTTGAACACCTAAAAAATAATGTCCTGCATCAGAATCACCTATTCCATTATCTGCTCCATATGTACCCTCAGTCGCAACTTGATCCATACCACCCCTAGTAAATCCAGTAGGGAATGAATAGTTGGAGTCTATAGCTAAATTCTCAAGGTTGGTTAAAGGTTTTTGAAAAGTCCAACCACCTTGGGCTGTTGAGTTATCATGTAAAGAAATTTGAATTGATTCAAAAGGTTTTATAAAATTATATAAATTACAACAGTGATCATGTAAAAGAACAGAGTTTTCTGTGCTAAGATTTTTAATAGTGTAAAGAGCAGAACCTTCGTCAAGTGTTGTAGCATTAGGTAAACAAACACAACCTGTTTGGTTAAAACATAAGGATAAGCTACTTGAGTTATCTGACGTAAGACTAATTGTAGATCCATTACAAGTAATAGTCTCACCACCACTGGTTGCTCCACCACCACCACTACCTGCAAATGTTGAATATGTACTCATTCTATTTCCTCTTTACTGTGATATTGCCCAACCAACAGTGGCGTTAACATACTGTAATTGAAAGGCTGCATAAGCAGTGTCTATCGTCATATCTTCTGCTAGGCTCTGTATATTAGATCCATTGCGTCCTATAATGTTATCTGCATTTCCACCCATTTCAGATATAGCTACTGTGTCTCCTGCACTTGGACTAGCAGGAAGTGTAAGGGTAATGCCAGAGTTATTTAAAAAATATCTGTTGTCTTTTGTAGCTGTGGTATTAGACGTAATTACGTTAGGTGTAAGTTCTTTTTGTTTTGTGTCCATTTGTGTCTGCACGTTAGATGTTACACCATCTACATGATTAATTTCAGAAGCAGTAGCAGTAATAGCTGTACCACCTATCTGCAAAGCTGTAGAAGCATTAATAGTAGGAGCAGTAGCAGTTCCTGTAAAGGTAGGGTCTGCTAGAGGAGCAGCACCTGTTACCTCTGAGACAGATATTGCACCATCTGCTAATGGATTACCTGCTGATACAAAGTCTGCTAAATCTCTTGCTTTACTCATTTAACTCTCCTTAACCAACACTTACGTATTCAACAAAAGCAATTCCTGCACCACCACAACCATTAGTACTACCATGAGCACCACCTCCACCTCCACAACCTGCGTGGATGTTACAGCAGTAACAACTAGAATTAGGAAAGGTGCAAGAGCCACAGTTAGGATTACCTCCAGTAAACCAACCCATACAAACTCTTTCAGTAACTTGAGTTGGACGATTTGCCCTTCTCAATAATTGGTATATTGGTATTCCCACAGTCTGGGTTTTTTCCCAACCTTGTCCTGCAGTAGGTGGAGGTATCATTGCTGAATTTGGTATATTCCAAGGTAATTGTTTTAGGTAAGGACACGAGTTAACTAGTGTAGGAAAATAAAAATTAGGGTACAAAATAATATCTTCGTTTGAACAGCAACCATCTCTACCTGCAGCATAGATACCTACAGATCCACCTTGGGCAGCAAAACACCTAGTTGCACCTGTAAAATAACACATACCACAACCACCTTGGAAGTTATAATCTCCACCAGATCCAAGTGCACCACAAGAACAGCATGGTCCAGAACGACCTCCTCCTAAGATGCACATGGTTGTTCCTGATACATTACAGGCAATGCTATCGCCACACATGCCACCTACAACAATACAATAGCAATCACTTGTTGTTACAGCAATACACTTGTTTGAATATCCTCCTGCACCTCCTGCTGCAGTTCTATCTCCTGCAGACCATCCACAAGATCCACCACCAATTACGTGAAAGATAACAGTACCATCAGCATGAGGACACCAAAGACAGCTTGAAGTATATACACAGGTTGGACAAGCTGCGCCTCCACCACCACCTGAAGGAAAGTATGTTGATATATTTGCCATATTACTACCTTTTTACTATGAAAATGCCCAACCAATTGTTGCATCTACGTATCTTAGATAAAAAACTTTATAAGCTGTATCTATTGTTAAATCTTCTGCTGCACTCATAATCTTACTACTATTACGTCCAATAATATTATCAGTATTACCAGACACTTCAGATATTCTTACTTCGTCACCTACTGTAGGAGATGCAGGAAGAGTTAACGTAATACCTGATCCATTTATATAATAGTGATTATTAGCTGTAGCTGTTGTGTTTGAAGTAATTACATTAGTTGTAAATAACGCAGTTTTTGCATCTAACTGAGTTTGTATTGCTGAGGTTACACCATCAAGATAACCAACTTCTGTTGTAGTAATTCCTGATGGAAAAGTAGGTAAGTTTGCATCATAGGCTTGAACATCACTACCTATTGCAACACCTAGAGTTGTTCTAGCTGCAGAAGCATCTGCGTCATCAACAAGTGTTCTAGCAAATGAAGAGAAGTCTGTTACAGCATAGGTATCAGAACCACTCGTATAAATTATTTTATCTGCTGCAGTTGTCAGTCCTGCAATTGAAGCTAGACCTGCATCGTAAGCCTGTACATCAGATCCAATAGCTACACCAAGATTTGTTCTTGCTGTTGATGCACTATCTAGATCAGAAAGGTTATTTGACTCTAGTAAGTATCTGGCATCAGACTGTGTTTGTGTTAAATGATCAGCTAGAGTAAACGTACCATAGGCTACAATATCAACTATGTCACCTGCAGTAGCACCTGATGAAAGAACTATACTAGTTCCTGACGTTGCTGTAAAGTCTGTTCCATCTACTAATTTGACACCATTTAGGTAGACATCTACATATCCAGAATCGTATGTAGCTGAGAATGTTGTTTGACCTGAAGTTGCTGTGTAAGTATTTCTATCTGATGTACCATTTACAGATGAACCTGCAGCAGTCCAAGCACCACCACTTGTTCTAACATTCATAATATTTGTGGTGCTATTAAAATAGAGTGCACCAGTAACTAGGGCATCCCCATCGTTGTCAACAGTGGGGGCTGAAGACTTAGCACCAAGGTATCTGTCATCAAATGAATCATAGGAAGCTGCTGCAGAAGTAGCACTAGAGGCTGCAGAGGTTGCACTTGAAGCTGCAGCAGTAGCACTTGAGGCAGCAGCAGTGGCAGAGGTAGCAGCAGCAGTTGCTGAAGTTGCTGCAGCAGTAGCTGAACCAAGTATACCATCTACATATGTTTTAGTGGTAAGATCAGCAGCATTAGTTGGTGTGTAGGTAGTAGTAATCTTTTGACTACCCATGTCAATAGCACCTGTCATAGTGCCACCAGAAAATGCTAAGAATGTAGTATCAGCATAATTTTTTGTTGCTGCATCTTGGGCTGCAGTAGGATCACCTAGACCTGTAATCTTAGATGTACCCATAGCTATAGCACCAGACATTGTACCACCTGCTAGTGGTAACTTAGTAGCTATACTTGTTGTAATAGTAGTAGAAAAATCTGCATCGTCACCCAGAGCAGCAGCTAGTTCATTTAGGGTGTTTAGTGTGCCTGGGGCAGAGTCAACAAGTGCAGCTACCTCTGTATCAACATAATTTTTTGTGGCAGCATCTTGTGCAGAAACAGGATCTGTAACGTTAGCAATTGTTGTACCTGTAACGTCTAGTGTGCCATTAACAGTTACATTGTTAAACGTAGAAGACCCAGAAGAAGCTGTAACGTTTCCTGTTACATCACCTGTCACATCACCAGTAACATTACCTGTTACGTTTCCTGTGACGTTACCTGTTAGTGCACCTACAAGACTCGTACCTGTAATAGTTGTACCTGTTATGGCTGCAGCAGTGCTGCCCCCAATAATAGCATTATCAATAGTACCACCATTAATATCAGCAGTCGCCAGTGTCGCCTGACCAGATGTAGTAACAGTTGTAAAGCTACCTGCTGCAGGAGTAGAAGCCCCAATTGTCGTGCCATCCACAGCACCCCCATTAATATCGACTGTAGCATGAGTTGAGGTTCCTGTACTGGTTAAGTTTGTAAATGTACCTGCACCTGCAGAAGAGCCACCAATAGTAACACCATCTATAGCCCCACCATTAATGTCTGCTGTGGTTATTGTAGTTGTGCCTGAAGCTGTGAGGTTTGTAAATGTACCTGCTGCAGGAGTAGAGCCACCAATGGTAGTGTTATCCATAGCACCAGAGTTAATATCAGCAGAGGTAATAGTTGCTGTGCCTGTAAGAGCAGTTGTTCCTGTAACAGCTAGAGTACTATCTAAAGTAACTGCTCCTGTTACATCAAGAGTTCCTGCAAGATCTAGGTTTGCACCACTAAAAGTTACTGCTGTTGTAGGGGTACTACCACTCTGAAGAACTAGCTCTCCACCTACATTTTTAAAATTGGCGTATGTAGTTCCTGCATCCTTAAGTGTAACGTCAGCCCCATCTGCGTCAAGAATAATATCCCCTGCTACATCAAGGGTTAAATCTCCAGAGGATACGTCAATCTCGTTGTCTGTTATTGTTAGATAAGCATTATCACCAACAACTACAGAGTCAATGTAACCTATTCCATCTACGTACAGATCTTTAAACTCTGCGCCTGTAGCACCAAGGTCTATGTCGTTATCAGTTACAGGTTTTAATACACCATCTTCAATACGTACTTGCTCTACAGCAGCAGCAGATACTTCATTAAAGAAACAAATGCGATTGTTAGACGTATCTATTACAACTTTGTTTAACGCATCTGAGTCACCTATAAGAGGTACATACCCACCCTCT